TGGTCTAAAAAACCTTATCCATCATGGGTTAAACATATTGCTTCTGCATCTTGGAAATCACCTATAGGAGATGCTCCAGAATTATCAGCAGAAAAACAAGCTCAAAATGATGCAGGTACTCATAGATGGAGTTATACTTGGAATGAAGATAACCAATCATGGGATGCTGTTGATCGATTAGCTTAATTTATGAATGGTGTGATAAATAAAAAAATACTTTCTGAAATAGCTTTAATATATGGTAATGTTTCAATGCCTAAAGGTTTTGAAATAGATAGAGATAATTTATCTAAACAAATATTAGAAGCTAACATTAATGATCATAAGTTTCCATTTTCAAGAAATTGGGATATGCTTAATACATATATGAGAGATCATGTAAATGTAGAACATGAAATTAATTTAATTAATAAAGAAACATGGGGAAATGCATATAAACCTGGAGAAGTTTCAATACCTTTATTAAATATAGATCCAGTAGATCTTAGACATTCTCCTGATTATACTTGTTTGTATGGCGTTAAAGTAGATAATTGTAATGTTAGAATACATTATGATGACAATAGAAGAAAAAATAGATCTTGGGATGTATCTTTAGTTAATAATCAATTTATAATATTTCCTTCTACTTGTATGTATTATTTAAAAAATAATCAAAAAGATTCATTAAATTTTGTGCAAACAATAACTTATGAATTTATCTAATTATTATTGGTATTTTAAATCTGCGTTAACACCTAAGTTTTGTGATGAAGTAATTAAATATGGATTATCACAAGCTGAGTGTATGGCTAGAACTGGTGGTTATGGAGATAGAAAATTATCTAAAGAAGAAGTAAAAGATTTAAAAAGAAAAAGAAACTCTGATTTAGTATGGTTAAATGACACATGGATATACAAAGAAATACATCCTTTTGTACATGAAGCTAATAAAAATGCTGGTTGGAACTTTGATTGGGAAAGATCTGAATCTTGTCAATTTACAAAGTATAAACTAAATCAATACTATGATTGGCATTGTGATAGTTGGGATAAACCTTATGAAAAAAAAGAAGGAGATCCTAGTAATGGTAAGATTAGAAAACTATCTATGACTTGTCAGTTAACAGATGGTTCAGAATATCAAGGTGGTGAATTAGAATTTGATTTTAGAAACTACGATCCTTATGCTAGAGAAGAACATAAACATTGTAAAAAAGCAGTTGAAATTTTACCAAAAGGATCTATTATAGTGTTTCCATCGTTTGTATGGCATAGAGTTAAACCAGTAATTGCTGGTACAAGATATAGTCTTGTTGTCTGGCATTTAGGAAAACCTTTTAGATAATGTTTATACATAATTATTTTTCAACACCTGTATGGTCAGAACAAAAACCAGAGTTTGTAAAATCTTTAAACAAAGCATCTAATAAATATATTAGAGAAGCAAGAAATCAAAACAAAGCACATATTAAAAAATATAGTGATTTTGGATTGTCACATCATTCAACACCACTTACAGCTGACAATAATTTTATAGATTTTAGAAATTACATTGGTCAAAAATCTTGGGAATTTTTAGATCACATGGGTTATGATATGTCACTATACACAACTATGTTTAGTGAATTGTGGGTACAAGAATTTGCAAAAAAAGGTGGTGGTCATCATTCAGCACACATACACTGGAATCAACATGTATCAGGATTTTATTTTTTAAAATGTTCAGATAAAACATCTATGCCAGTATTTCATGATCCAAAGACTGGTGCAAGATCTACAAAATTAAAATTAAAACCAGATATAAAAGGTATCTGGCATGGTAGTGAATTAATACATTTTAAACCTACACCTGGAACATTAATTATATTTCCAGGATATTTAGAACATGAGTTTGCAGTAGATTATGGTATAGAACCATTTAGATTTATTCATTGGAACATACAAGCTGTGCCAAAAGAAATGGCTAAAGATGTTTAAAAAAAATAAATACGCAGTTATTAAACAAGCTATATCAAAAGATCTTGCTACATTTGCTGCAAATTATTTTTTAATGAAAAAACAAGTTTATGATACTTGCATAACAAATAGATATATTTCACCTTACGAAACTTTTCTTGGATATTATGAAAGTATTAATGAACAAATACCAAATACTTATTCTTGTTATTCTGATATTGTTATGGAAACTTTATTACTAAAGTGTCAACCAATTATGGAAAAAACAACAGGATTAAAATTACAACCATCTTATACTTACGCTAGAATCTATAAAAAAGGTGATGTTTTAAAAAGACATAAAGACAGATTTAGTTGTGAAATATCAACAACTATGAATTTAGGTGGAGATAAATGGGATATATATTTAGAACCATCTGGAAAAGAAGGAATGAAAGGTGTTAAAGTTTCTTTAAATCCTGGTGATATGTTAGTATATAGAGGTTGTGAACTAGAACATTGGAGAAATAAATTTAAAGGTAAAGAGTGTTGCCAAGTATTTCTTCATTATAATAATAAAAAAACTAAAGGATCAGAGTTTAATCTTTTTGATAAAAGACCTCATCTTGGACTTCCATCTTGGTTCAAAAAATAGTATTAAAATGGGGGCAGTATCCACCACACCACTACTGCTCCCTTTTTAACACTAATTAACATTATGGCAAATATTTATAAAAACGCAGGATTTAATTTAAGTACTACTAATTTAACAACTGTTTATACTGTACCTACAAATAGAACAACTATTGTTAAAAGTATACAAATTAATAATGATGATGCTTCTGCAATACAGGTAGAAATATCTGTAACAGATACATCAGGTAGTGCTACATATAAAATTTATCATAAAGATTTAGCAGGAGATACTACAGATAATGGAGTTGTTGCACCTTTAGTTTTAGAGTCAGGTGATATAATAAAAATACAAGTTGCTACTGCTAATAAAATTGAAGGCATGATTAGTTACTTAGAAATATTTGACGAAAAGTCTGCATGATTGAATTGGTTAAAATACCAAAAGAAAATATTGATTCTGTTTGGTCACATTGCAAAGGTTTAATAGCTAATGCTTTAGCAAGATCAAATGGATATGCATCTGAAAGCCATTTTAAACAATGGATTAAAGATGACAAAATGCAACTTTGGTTTCTTTGGGATAGCGAATTAGATATTCAAGATAGAATGTATGGTGTAGTTATTACTGAAGTTATACAAAGACCATTACAACGATGTCTTAATATTAAAATTATGACAGGTAAACATCGTGATAAATGGCAACATTTAATAAAAAACATTGAAGAATTTGCATGGCATAACAAATGTGATTTATTAGAGCTTGTTGCAAGACCAGGATGGAAGCGTGTGCTTAAACCATATGGTTACAAAGAAAGCCATGTATTATTAGAAAAACATAAAAAGGAGAAATAACATATGTCATTTGGAGGAGGAGGTGGTGGTAACACAGGATCTGGAACTACTACTACACAACCATATGCCCCAGCTGAACCAGCTTTAGGTCAGATTTTATCTGAGGCAAGTACTATTTATGGGCAAGGCCCAGCTGCTGCAGGATATGTAGCACCTACAACACAAACAATGCAAGGTTTATCAGCACAAGAGCAAATAGCTCAAGCTGCTAACCAACAAATATTAGGAACTATACAAGGACAATACTCTAATCCTTTCTTATCTCCTTTGATTAGTCAAGCTGCGTCTGACGTATATTCTAATGTTGCAGGTCAATTTTCTGGTGCTGGTAGAACACCTACTAGCCCTATGGCACAACAAGCTGTAACTTCTCAAGTTGCAGAAAAAGCATTACCTTATGCATTTGGACAATTAGAAAGAGAAAGAGCTAGACAATTATCTACAGCTCAACAAGTACCTAGTTTAACTGCAGTTGGTGGAGCTTTAGAAGATATACAAAGACAACAACAAATGGCACCTCAAATGGCGTTGCAACAATATTACAATACTGCTGCACCTATAGCATTTGGATTGCCTACACAACAATCAACATCTCAAGCACCTAGAGCTAATCCATTAGGAACAGCTGCAGGTGGAGCTATGATGGGAGCTGCTTTTGGTGAAATGATGCCTTCAAGTTTTGCAATGGGTGGATTATCACAAGCTGGTCTTGGAGCTGCACTAGGCGGTGGTATGGGATTATTAGGAGGACTATTATAATGAAACTTAAAGAACACATTCCACATTTTGTGGAAGAACATAAGAAAGCAATAGCAGTAGTAGCTGTTATCATTATTATTTTAGCAATATTATAAGGAGAATAAATGGGTAGAGAATCCTATGGAGGTGGAGGACAATATGGAGGTGGTTCATCTTCAAATTCTGGTGGTAATGGTGATAGTAACAGAGAACAATATGGTGCTGTAGGTCAGTATTCTGGAAATACTACTTCTACATCTACTACTACTGATAATAAAGATCCAACTGTTCAATATAATAATTTTAAAACAAAAGTTAATTTAACTAAAGATCAAAAAAAAACATTAGAAGCACAAAGACAAAAAGCTAGATATGAGATTAGTCCTATGACTGATCCTAAAAATAAATTAACTGCTACTGCTTTGTCTATAATGTTTGGTCCTTTATATGGTAGTCTTTATGGTAGATATAAAGATGCTACTGCAATGGGTTTTAGTCCAACTATAAGTAATATGATAGGTTTTGATGTTAGTAATTTATCAGGTTTATTAGATAATGGAAGCACTACTCCTCCAAGTACAACAAATACTGGAGGTGAAGGAGATGAACCTAACTCAGGTATTAATATAAGTAATATTGTTGCTGCTGCACCTTCTATAATTCAAGGTAATACACAAGAACCATCTGTTGCTGCAGCATGGTATAAAAATTTAGGTACTACATCAGGATGGGATCCTTTTAGTACTAATTCGCTGTTTAAAAATGCAAGAGCAAAACAACAATCTATTCTAGGTACAGCAACTGGAATAGGACAAATGGCTGTTAATGAAAGTCCATTTTTTAACTTTCTAAAAGATAACAGCATAAATAAAGGAATATTATAATGGGATTGTTA